CTTAACTCTGCAATCTTTGGTACTGGTGTTGGTGAGATTGTACTAGACGAAGTTAAAGATGTTCGTCCTGCGACTGAACCAATGATGGAAGGACAGATGGAAGCTGTGGGTATCACTACTCGTGATCGTACAGTGGTTAAACTACGTCCAATCATGCCTCAGAACTTCCTAATCGACCCTTCGGCTAACTCTATTGACGAAGCCCTAGGTGTTGCCATTGATGAGTTCGTTCCTATACACCAAGTAGAGATGCTACAGGAATCTGGTGTATACCGTGATGTTCCTGTTACTACAGATGCTCCAGATGATGCCCTAGAAGCTGATAAAGAACTAGCAGCATACTCTGATGACAAAGTACGCCTAACTAAGTACTACGGTCTTGTACCTTCATACCTCTTCAAGGATGCTATGTATTCTGAAGATGAAGAAGTAACTACACTGACTGACGAAGAAGAGGACACTCGTTACGTTGAAGCAGTAGTTGTCTTAGCCAATGGTGGTACTCTTCTTAAAGTAGAAGCTAATCCATACATGATGGGTGATCGCCCTATCGTAGCATTTGCATGGGATGCTGTCCCTAGCCGCTTCTGGGGTCGTGGTGTTTGTGAGAAGGGTTATAACTCTCAGAAAGCCCTAGACACAGAACTACGTGCTCGTATTGATGCTCTAAGCCTCACAGTACACCCAATGATGGCAGTAGATGCCTCACGCTTACCTCGGGGCACTAAGATGGAGATTCGCCCAGGGAAGACCATTCTAACCAATGGCAACCCTGCAGAAATCCTTCAGCCATTTAAGTTTGGTAATCTTGATCCTAATACGTTTAACCAAGCAGCAGCTCTTCAGGCAATGGTACAGCAATCTACAGGCGCAATTGATGCCGCAGGTATTGCAGGAACCATCAATGGCGAAGGAACTGCAGCAGGCATCTCAATGTCTCTTGGTGCTATCATTAAGCGCCATAAGCGTACCCTAATTAACTTCCAAGAATCGTTCTTGCTACCGTTTGTACGTAAGTCAGCTTACCGTTACATGCAGTTTGACCCAGAGCGTTACCCAGTGAGCGACTATCAGTTCGTTGCATCTAGCTCCCTCGGTATCATTGCTCGTGAGTATGAAGTTACTCAGTTAGTTCAGCTACTACAAACAATGTCTCCAGAGTCACCTTTGTACAGCTCTTTGATTGAGTCTATCGTTGACAACATGAACTTGTCTAACCGTGAAGAACTCATTGCCAAACTACAGCAAGCTGCTCAACCTGACCCTCAGGCACAGCAAATGCAACAAGCAGCAGCACAGGCAGAGATGGCTATGCAACAAGCACAGACTCAAGCATTCCAAGCACAGGCAATGGACTTTGCTGCTCGTGCTGAGAAGAACAAAGCTGATGCTGCTCTTGCACAGTTTGAGGCTGAGACTGATCGTATTAAAGCTCTATCTACTAACCTTAAACAAGGTGATGCGGATGATAAAGAGTTCCAGAGACGTGCTAAAGTTGCAGAACTAGCGTTGAAGGAACAAGAAATCAACCTTAAAGGACAAATGAATGCTAATGCCAAGACAGACGCAGGAAATCCTGCACAATCTAGTCAACCAATGCAACGACCTACAGGAGCACCTATGCAAGCTCCAAGAACAGGTAGACCAACTCCAGAAGGCTTCGGACAATAGTCCGGAGTCTCCTCCTACCACAAAACGTAGGACTCGTCAAGCGAAATAACTTGACTATTCTTAAAAAATATGATATAATATGACTATATACTAAGGAGACCTTATGGACAACTCTGCAGTACTACAGCAATACGAAGATTATTTTGATCTCTTCTCTCGTGCTGGCTGGAAGCTTCTAATGGAAGACATTGACAGCATGATTGAAGGATTAGATTCTTTGGACTATGTAAATTCCCTTGAGGAACTACAGAACTCCAAAGGCCAACTGATGATCCTCAAGCGAATCCGTGGTTTTGAAAATGCCATTGAAGCTGCTTACGAGGATCTTCAGCACAACAGTGAAGAGCTATCCTAGCCAACTTTACTGATAATAAACGGTGGTCCTGAATCTAGGGGTGTCTTGGATGGACCGCTTTAAGCTACTTTCCATAATGCGATGAGCACGGAGTTTATATGGCTATTCTATTAGATGATGAGCGCCAAGAAGAATTGAACGAGAACGAGAAATATACCTCAGTAGAAGAAACACAGGAAGAGACTGAAGAACAACCTGAGGTTGCTGAAGAAGCACCTGAGGAAACTGTTGAAGAGGATATTCCTGAGAAGTACCGAGGTAAGTCACCTGCCGAAATTGCTAAGATGCACCAAGAAGCTGAGAAGCTCCTAGGTCGTCAGAGTTCTGAGGTTGGTGAACTACGTAAGATTGTTGATGACTTTGTAAAGGCACAACTCGAAGCTAAGACTGCCCCAGAACAGTCTAACGATGATATTGATGAAGATGACTGGTACCTTAATCCAGAGAAAGCTGTAGCGAAAGCTATTGAGAATCATCCTAAGTTGAAACAGGCAGAAGCAGTTACTGCGGAGATGCAGAAGGCCAAGACCTTGAATCAACTTAAGACACAACATCCAGATTTTATGGATATTGTTCAAGATCCTTCATTCCAAAAGTGGGTTGAGGCATCTAAGATTCGCACACAGCTACTGACGATGGCAGACCAACAGTATGACCTAGATGCTGCTCACGAACTCCTTTCTACTTGGAAAGAACGTAAGCAAGCAGTAAGTACCGTTGCGAAGCAAGAGACAGCACAACGTAAACAGCAAGTCAAAAGCGCCTCTACGGGTAACGCTTCGGGCTCAGGTGAGGCACCTACTCGTAAGATCTATCGTAGGGCTGATATTATTAAACTTATGCAAACCGATCCTGATCGTTACATGCAGCTATCCGATGAGATTGCTAATGCTTACGCTGAAGGACGGGTTCGTTAATTATCCTATTATGAAAGGTAACTTAAAATGGCTCTAGGCTCAAATCATGTAACTAATACCACAGCAGCGAAGTTTATTCCTGAACTGTGGTCCGATGAAATCGTTGCAGCGTACAAGAACTCTCTAGTACTTGCTAACGTAGTAAACAAAATGCCAATGAAGGGCAAGAAAGGCGATACTATCCATATCCCTAAGCCTACTCGTGGCGCAGCAAGCTCTAAGACTGCTGAATCTCAAGTAACACTACAGGCAGCTACTGAATCTGAAGTAATCGTTACTATCGACAAGCACTACGAATACTCTCGCTTGATCGAAGACATTACTGAAGTTCAGGCTCTATCTTCACTACGTCGCTTCTACACTGATGACGCAGGCTACGCTCTAGCTAAACAGGTTGATACTGACCTATTCGCTGAAGCACAGTCTTCTTTCACTCTATACGAAGTAGGCTCAGGTGGCGGTCTTGAAGCATACGCTGCTAACGGTACTGCTAACGCAATGACTGACGCTGCATTCCGTGACGGTATCCAGATTCTTGATGACGCTGACGTTCCTATGGACAAGCGTGTTCTTGTAATCCCACCATCAGCAGTGAATACTATCCGTGGTATCGATCGTTACATGTCTTCTGACTTCGTAGATGGTCGTGGCGTTGCTAACGGTAAGATCGGTACTCTTTACGGCATTGACGTTTACGTATCAACTAACTGTCCTGCACTAGAATCTGGTGCTAACAAGCTAGGCGTACTAATGCACAAAGATGCTATCGTGTTTGCTGAACAGCAGGGCGTTCGCTCACAGACTCAGTACAAGCAAGAGTACTTGTCAACTCTGTTCACTTCTGACACTATCTACGGTGTACAGACTCTACGTCCAGAAGCTGGCGTTGGTATCGTACTCCCAGCCTAATTTAGGCATATCTGACCCCTCTAGGGCTTCATAGTTAGCGGTGTGGCTATGAAGATCCCTAGAGGGCTTCTTTATTTGTATTGCCTTCAGTGCCAATAAAGAAGCATAACAACACTTTCCATTGCTTCCCACCATTACAGGAATGAAGAATGTCTACACAGATTTTAATCAAACGTTCTACGACCACTGGTGCTATACCAACTGCACAGGACATCGCAGTAGGTGAGTTAGCTATCAACACAGTTGACAAGCGCATCTTTACTAACAACTCTGGCACAATCGTAGAACTAGGAACTACCCCCACAACTCAAGCCGTTACAGGCAACGCATCCGTAGGCGGCACATTTGATGTCGTTGGTGCAGTTACTGTTGGTAA